TTATTTGGACTCCATCACCCAGACGCCATCCCAATCCTTACCAGGAGGCTGTTGCTTGAGGTGCTGGCATCGTTCGCGGTAAATAAGAGCAGCCTTGTCGGCCGGGTTCAGATTTTGTACTTCATCAAAAGCTGACATGGCCTCATCCCAGCGTTGCTGCCGGTAGAACTGCAGCCCTGATTTGAATTGGCGCAATGCTTCGTTGAGATTCGGGTAGGTTTCTTCGGTGTGGTAATCAAGGATTTCGTAGATGGACACTGGCTTGGTCTTGCCTTTGACAATGACCACGTCCATTTCTCGGCTGTAGTAAGTGCCCTTGAGTTGCTTGTAGGTGAATTCACTAACAAGAATATGGGCGCCATACTGTTTGCAAGCTGACTCCAGGCGGGCCGCCAAGTTAACACCGTCACCGATGATGGTGTAGTCCATGCGTTTCTTCGAGCCAATATTGCCGGAGACAACTTGATCGGTATTCAGGCCAATACCAATATCCACGGGTAACTTGCCATCGGCCACGCGTAGCTTGTTCCATTGATGGAGTTCTTTCATCATTGCAACAGCGGCACGTACGGCCCGGTCCGTGTCGTCCTCGTGGGGCACGGGAATACCGAATGCCGCCATGATGGCGTCACCAATGAACTTGTCCAGCATCCCTTCTTCGCGCTGGATGCAGTCCACCATCAATGTGAAGTACTCATTGAGCAAGGCAACCGTGCCTTGGGCACCAAGCTGTTCGGTGATCGTTGTAAAGCTGCGCACGTCAGAGAAAAGAACGGTGGCCGTAACACTTTGGCCCCCCAGCATCTCTGCACCATTTGCAACCAGTTTGTCGGCAATGCCTGGGTCCATGTAACGGGACATGGTTGATTTGAGGCGTTTCTCGTTACTGATGTCTTCCAGCAGCAGCATGGAGCCAATGCGTTTCTTTTCGGTGGATTGAAGAGGCAGGACTGTGACGTTAACGGAAAGGGGGGCCTCACCAAAAATCAAGCTGGCATCCATCGTCAGTTCGGAAACCTGGCTTGCTCCGACGCGCTGAATCTTTTCCTGAAGCCACGTATTTGCACCAGCAAAAAACTCGGAGGCCTGTTTTTGCAGGATCGCTTGGGGTTGCGTTCGCAGGATACGAAGGCCGGCCGCATTGCAAGTCACAATCCGTTCACTTTCATCCAATGTCACTACGCCATTGGACATGGATTCGAGCATAGCCTCGTTGTAATTTTTCATCGACTGAACGTCGGCAAACAGCTTGGCGTTTTCGAGGGCTATGGAAATTTGTGCGGTGAACGCACGCAGCCGGGACTCGTCCTCATTGGTGAATGGACCACCACGCTTGTTCAGAACCTGGGTAACACCGATGGTTTTGCCATGCTTGTTGATGATGGGGACACAAAGGATCGAGCGGGTGAAGTAACCGGTCTTCTTGTCGAAAGCGGGATTGAAACGCAGGTCAGCGTAAGCGTAGGGAATGTTGATGGACTTGCTCGAGCTGAATACCGCCCCGGCTATGCCCACGTGGTTAGGTAATCTGATCTGCATGGACTCAAGTCCTTGCCCCACCTCAGACCACAGCTCATTGGACTTTTCGTCATTAAGAAAGAGGGTGGAACGTTCGGCGTTAAGCAAGCGTGTCGCTTCGCCCATAACCTTTTGCAGCAATGATCCCAGTTTGATGTCGGCGGTGACCTCAGAAACCACATCAATGAATTCCATCTCCTGACGCCGTATGGCTTTCATACGCTCAATGAACTGCGCGCTTTGCAAAGCCAGCGTGCCCTGGCTGGTCATGGCTTCAAGAAGGTTAAGGTCTTGCCGGGAAAACTTGCCCGTCCGTTTGTTCAGTGTTTGGGCGACACCGATGACTTCTCCCTTAACGGTCTTGATTGGTACACAAAGAATGTTCCGGGTAGTGAAACCGGTTTGTTCATCAATGGACCGGTTGAAGCGATCATCCGAGTAGGCATCCTGAATGATCAGGGCTTCACCCGTAGTGAAAACGTAACCAGCGATGCCGCTGTTGTTAAGCAGACGGATTTCCCGCTGGATATTGCCTTGGGCAACACGGGAATACAGTTCGTTGCTATCCGGGTCATTGAGGAACAGGGAGCCGCGTTCAGCATTCAGTTCCTGGGTCGTCATTTCTACCAGCGCCTGCAAAACCTCATCCAGAGTTTCGTAGCCGGCCATGCGGCGGGTAACTTCCAGTAGCAGTTCTGCATGGCGCAGGCGCCGCTTTTGCAGGGCAGATGAGCTTTCTTTTTCCGTGTCTTTGGTGCTGCGCTTTTCCGGGACAGAAGTACTCATGGGGTCGTGTCCTGATGGCGGGAGCCTTCCAAGGCTTCCCTGAGCTGGTAAATGGTCTGGCGTAGTTGCTCTGACTCTTCTGCACAAAGGAGTCGTTCTTTTTGCAGAAGGTTTTCTTTATCAAAAGAGGCGAGTTCCAGTGCCTCTCGTAATGAAGCGACGGTCGCCTTGAGTTGCCCTATTTCGGCAAGGGAGGTGGCGACTGTCCGTTGTGTCACCGATTCATTTTCCTCTTTTGTCCGCTCAAGCTCATCCCTCAGTGCGGAGGCCGTTGCCTTGAGCTGGAGGGACTCCTGATGAGCCAGTGCTCTTTCGTGCTGAAGGGCTTTTTCTCGTTCTTGGCTGGCAAGCTCAAGAGCGTCACGGAGGCTACTGATTGTTGTTTTTAGCTGGGAAATTTCTGTTGCAGCACCTTGCGTGGCATGCAAAACCTGGCTGCGGGCATCGTGGCAGGTTTGCTCCATGGCCTCTCGCAGTGCCAGTACAGTACGCTTCAAGTCGCGAAGCTCGGCTTTGGCCAAGAAGAGTTCCTGCTCCAGCGGAAGTGCTTCTTCCGAATCAGCCACTTGAGGTTCCCCTGCGCGAATGGAGATGATGGAGGTTGTGGTGCCCCGGAGACGAATCGAACGTCCGACCTACCCCTTAGGAGGGGGTCGCTCTATCCACTGAGCTACCGAGGCTGCCTGGGTTTCCTGATTTCCTATGGCGTACTTTGTGGCATTGTTCGCCCAGGAAGCCAAATGGTCCGGCGCCAGATGTGCATAGCGCAGAACCATATCCATTGTAGCCCAACCACCTAATTCCTTGAGCACGGCCAGAGGTGTTCCGGCTTGCACATGCCAGCTTGCCCAGGTGTGACGTAAATCGTGCCAGGTGGTGTTGGGCTCAAATACCTTGTCGTTTTCATCCTTGGGATCGTCTGCAGCAACCCATTGACCAAGGCCGGCCCTGGCCAGGGCTTTGCCAAAGGCTGTTTTGACTGATTCGACAGGTTTTCCTCGGTAGGTAAAAACGAAATCCTCATGCTGTCCACTAACAGAAGCCAAGGCTTCCATCGCGTCGTCCGACAGAGGAATGCCAATAGCCTTCCTGGCCTTGGCCTGGGTTGCTTCAACCCACATCACGCGGCGCCCCATATCCACATCGGCCCAGCGTAATGAAAATACATTGGCCTGGCGCAATCCTGTGGATACCGCAAACTTGGCCATCGGCTTGATATGGGCCGGAAGGGCTTTATAGAGGCGATCCCACTCAGCCCGAGTCAGCCAGCGCAATCTGGCATTGCTGACGCTTCTGGTGGGGATTTTGGGTGGCTTGCCGATCTTTTGGGCTTCATGCTCAAGGTTGAGCGCAGCCCTCACTATCGAGATAGTGCGGTTTGCTGTAGCCGCTGACTTGTCTTCCAGGGCCTCAGCGATATCTGGCCCGGTGATGTCATTGATAGGGCGATCAGGATAGAGCCGGAGAAACTGCTTAAGGGCGTTTTTTTCGTTCCTGGATCTCGGCTTCTGCTTCAGCCACCGTGTGAGAGCGTCGGAAAGATACGAACCACTGACTTTCCGATTCCAGAGTTCTGCCTTGAGTTCGTCGTGGATGCGCTGGGCTTCCTTTTTGTCGGATGTTCCAGTAGTGCGTCTAATTCGCTGGCCCCCTTTAGGTGGCGTGATATAGACGTACCAGATGTCTTCGACTTTGTAGAGCGACACGACTGCTTCTCCTCGATCTTATTCGCCGGGTATTGATCACGAAGGTACTGGGCCAGATCCACGTCGATGAATCGCCATTCCTTCCCGATCTTTGCACCAGGTATCTCTCCGGCCTTGGCTCTGGCCTGGAGGGTGTTTTTATGCAGCCCCAAGAAGTCGGCAGCAGCCTGGAGGTCGAGTGTATTCATGATTCTTCCATCAGCCCTTGGTTGCACCTACGGTAAAGGCAGCGCCTGATTACCGTTGACTTCAGCGGCTATGTGTTCGACTAGTTTGTCTGCTTCATCATCGGTAGTGCGGCCAAGCAGGCGCAGCGCTTTATAGCGAGCAATGCACTTTTTGTTGTCTAGCTGAATGGCAATGTTCTCAGCAATTTTTTGTTGCTTAGCTAGATACTCTTGGCAATATCTGGATTTACCAGACTTTAGCCACGGGTCATCACCGCAGTAGTTAAGGCAGTCGCAGGCCGGCAGTTTTTTGGTCACGCTATTGCCTCCTGATCGTGACCCTGTTTATTGCACGAGTCTGTCAGCTCGTTGTGGCATTCGGTGAAGGTTCCACCGCCTTGCCGGCGCCAGAAGTCCTGGGAGACATCAATCATGGCGTGCAAGGTCTGTAGATCATCCTCGGTGGCGGTGATTGCCCCGGTATTCTCGTAGCGCTCACGAATTTCCCTAACGGTAACGGACGCCATATCAGCCACCATGGTCACGCTGGGTTCGTTGCGTTTATTGGCGCCCAGGGCCAGTAGGTTCCGGCAGTCGATCAGTACGTCGAGCTGCTCAACGGTCGCTGCGCCTGTTCTCAATCGCAGTAGCGCGGCCAGTTGACTCATTTCATAGGTTGGGTTGAGTGTCATGGCTACCAGGGTGGGAACGCGGCGTTTTATGCGTCTCATCCCTTCCTCGCTTTCCACCATTTGAAGGTAGCCATGGCAGCCACAATGCCGAATGGTCCGCCAATCAGATAGGCGCCGATCTCGATACCGGTGGCGTCAGGAGCCAGCTTGTAGAGCATGAGCTGGCAAAGGCCGATCATCAGGCTGTTGCAGAAGGCCATGGCCCGGTGGCCTGAATTGACCACCAGGGACTGCTTGCCGAGAAAAAACACCAGGCTAAAGGTGCTGGCGAGGAGGGCGATGGCAGTCATGCCAGCACCTCCCGGGCTATCTTGACCTTGATGCCGACACGGTGCGCCAGGTGCATTTCCAGGTGGGCGCCGTTGGAGTCTTCCCAGCCGTCGATCAGCACCAGGCCGTCGCAGTCGAGTAGCTCTTTTAAGTCGAGGCGTAGGCAGGCGTGCCAGTCAGCACCTTCGGGCACCTGGATCTCGGCGGGATTCACCACCTCGTAGCCTAGGTCGCGAAGCCTTGCGGCTTCGGCATGGAAGGCGGGGAAGTTATGCTCGGGAAGGCCTGACATGGGGCCGCTGATGTAGATGCGCTTCATGCAGTTTCCCCGGTGCGGTCATGCTCGATGGCGGTGTCCGCCGGCGCTGTTCGCCAGTCTGGCCAGTTGCGCCCCTCATTCTTGGTCTGCTTGGTGGAGATCGCGGTGGCGATCTGCTCGGGGGTTGCCCCACTGCGCCACGCGCCATCGAGCGCGAGCAGGATGACATCAACCCATTCGCTTAGATCGCCGCCGCTGTCGCGGACCTCGATGAGTTCCTTGGTGATGTGGTCGGTGACGCCCTTGAGGCGCGCGCCTGGGCCGAAGGTTCGTTCAGAGAATTCCCGTTGCCGGTGCAGGTGGGCGATCAGATCGAAAGCAGCGGGTTCTCCGTTGATGGCAAGGTTGTCATCAACTTCAGTGTCGCCGATGTAGTTTCCGCCCTCATCGGGGTATTCGGAGCAGTAGGCCAGCAGTCCGCGCGCGTAGTCCGCAATTGTGACTTCGCAGTCGTGGCCACCAAAGAACTCGACCAGCGCCTTAGCCTGGCGCAGTGTGATGTTGATGCTCATGGCCGGCTCCCCGTGGGGAAGGGCCACTCACTGACGGGCACGGAGATCGTGGCTTTCTTCTCCTCTGGTTTCTTAGCCAGGCACTCGGCGTTCTCGCCATTCACCAGCAGCTCATCGGCCCAGGCCTTGATGCGCTTGAAGTCAGCATTGATGCCATCGCTATCGATCCAGCGGTAGACGTGCTGAGAGGCTTCCTGGCCGACTATGGCGATCGCTCCATCACGCGTGGCGGTGACCTGGTGAGCGGTGAGGGGGGACGAACTGCCTCCGGTGGTTGCTCCCTTGCGCGTTGTGTCCACGGCCCAGATCCAGGACTCGGCGCCGATCTGCAGCACGTAGCCCTCTATCTTGGCCTTCTTCGTGTCGATAGTGATCAGCTCGGCCTGGTCGGCGGCATAGACACCGTGCTCGTTGGGCTGGGGCCAGTCGCCGCTGACCTGGCCGAAGAGGTCGCCATTGGTTGAGTCTGCACCCGTCGCCACAGGCGACTCGTTCCCAGGCGCAGCCTGGGCTAGATTCTCTTCTTCGCCGGAGTTATCCCCGGTCGCGTCGGAGGTGGGGTTTTCGTTCGCCTGCGCAGCGGGCGCTGGATCTGCCTTTGCTTCCAGGTCTTCCAGGGTTTTTCCATTCGCCAGCCATTGCTCGATCCAAGCGGGCTTCTTCCCCTTACCGCTCCAGGTTATCCAGCCAGCGGAGCCCCATAGGGCGTAGCGGATGTTCGGGCGGGCTTCCAGTCCATCCTCCGCGTCACCTATCCTCGCCGCCGGCGCAGCCATTTTTGGGGTAGGGGCAGTTTCGGCAAGGCCAGAAGGGGTCGATTTGGTGGTTTTCTTGGGCTTTTTAGAGGGGTTCCCGTTGGTTTTCGGCTGGGAATCGCCGTTGATCTCTGAAACTACCTGAGCGCGGATGCGGGTATGGTCAATGCCAAGGAATTCGGCCAGTGCCATGGTGGTATTGGGCTGATCGCGGAATTGCTGCCCATCTTTCCAGTAGAAGCCGACGATCTTTTCGGAGCGTTGTCGAATGATGGACTCGAACAGGTAGGTGATCACCTTGCCGAGATCCCACTGCTGCATCGCTTTGATCAATGTGGCCGCTGCTTCTTCTTGGTCGCACTCTTCTGGGATGTGGTGACCGTACTTAGCAACTAAATCCTCGTCGATGCCAGAAAACTCGGCTTCCATGTCGACCCATTGGCCAGCAAAGATCTTGATAGTCTTTTCCAGGGTGTCCTGGTCGAACAGGGTGTCGGGTAGGGTAAATAGGCACTGATCAATCAGCCGTTCGCGCCATGCGGATTCGATCTTGTTCTCGCGCTCTTTGGCTTCCCGTTCCTTGTGCTCGGCCTCGATCTGCTCTGGGGTAATGACGCGAACTGTCGGGAAGCGTGGCGTGTCGCCAGTGTTTTCCTCGGGTTGCTCTTGCGGCTTCCAGCCTGCCTTTTGTAAGGCCTCGGCCAAGGCAGAGGGTTCTGCTACTTCAATCAGAATGCCCTTCTCTTGGTGTCCATTCGACTCAATGAGGGCTGACACTGGAGCAGTGTCGCCAAGGATCTCGCGGTAGGTACGTTCCTCTACATCACCATCAGCCACATCGTCCAGGTCGATGTACTTTTCATCGTCAAGGGTATTACGGCCCCATGGCATGACAGCCTTGGCATCGTCACCGCGCAAAATGGGGATGCTGTTGGCGGAGGCTTCATCAATCAGCTTCTGTTGCTTGGCGGCTTTCTTGGCATCGAAGCACTTGGTGTCACTGCAGACGTCTGCATCGTCGGTATCGCCGAAAAGCTCAGGGGCATTTCCGCTACGCTTGGTGCAGTCCTGGCAGCTGCCCACGGTTTCCACCAGGCTGGCATCGGTCAGGCTAAAGGTAGCCTGTTTGAGGCTGATGGTGAAGTTATGCTGAATGTGGTTTTTGGCAGCCCGGTAGGACATTGGTTCTGCGCCTTCGACCGCGATTTGCTTCAGTGCCTGTTTCTGCAAGCCTGGGGTCGGGATGCGGGCGATTAGCAGGGCGGTGGAGGCATCGAGCTTGCGCTCGAACATGATGTTGCGGGCTTCCTGGCATAGGTCCAGCAGTTTGAGGCGGGCATAGACGTAGGACTTCTTCTGCAAGTCCTTGCCGATCTTGTTGGCGATCTGTTCGACCGTATAGCCGTGCTCTTCCATCAGTAAACGGTAGCCCTCGGCTTCTTCCAGGGGATGCACGTCGTTGCGCTGCAGGTTTTCGATGATCTGGATCTCAAGCACCTGCTGGTCGGTGAGTTCGCGCCAGAAGGCGGGAATGTCCGTCATGCCAGCGAGCCGGGAAGCACGCCAGCGCCGCTCGCCCACCACAATTTCATAAAGCGGTTCGCCCTTGGGGTTAGGGCGCACAGTAATGGGCTGGATGACGCCATGATCCTTGATGGTAGCTGCCAGTTCAGCTAGAGCGCCCTCGTCGAAATGCTTGCGGGGGTTGGTGGGCGAGGGGGTAATGTCGACCAGGGGGATGCTTGGCAGCGCCAAGGCGCCAGCCGGGGTAGGTGCGTTCATGCGTGGTTTCTCCTGCGGTAGGTTTTGGTGATGGCGCCGTTGATGGTGTGGCCTCGTCGGCGAAGGTGATTTGCCAGTCGGCACCGTTGCTGGTGGCTGGCGGTGGCTTGGCGGAACAAGCCAAAGTAGCTGTTGGCGGTTTCAAACAAAGAATCGGTAGGTACTGTCATGACCCGTGTCATGGCCGCGTTGGCGGTACGTTTGCGGGGTTCAGTACGCCATGGCTTGATGACGTGCCCGACAAAATCAATCCCACGATCTATTGGTTGAAGAATGGTCTTGGTGGGGTTGATGCGAAGACCGAGGCGTTTGATAACAAAAGCTTCAATTTGCTCTTTCGCATCGTTTAGCCACTGTGGTGATTCATGCAGAAGGACAAAATCATCCACATAGCGGATGTAGTGCTTAGCGCCGATCTTGTGTTTGCAGAACTGATCCAGTACGTCGAGAAAAACGTTGGCAAAGAATTGGCTGGACAGGTTGCCGATGGGTAGCCCTAGATGACTTGGCTGGTTGGTCAGGCGCTTATGTTCCGGCACTAGGCCAAGCAGATCGATACGGCCCCTATACTCAAAGTTCTGGCGCGGGTCATGAAACAGGATGGTATCGGTCAGCCCTAACCACCAGGGCTCAGTGATTCGGGCTGCTAGTAGTTCATATAGAACCTGCTTGTTGATGGAGACAAAGAAGTTAGCCACATCCATCTTGAGATAGAAGGCTGGCTTGCTCCAGTTTTGGGTAATGCTGCGCACTTTTGATTCCAGCCGCTTGGCGGCGTAGAGGGTGCCCCGGCCCGGAATGCAAGCGCAGGAATCGGCGATGAAGCTGGCGTAGTACCGTGGCGCAACATGGTTGTAGAGCAGGTGGTGAACGATGCGGTCCCGGAAGTCGGCAGCCCATACCTCGCGAGGCTTCGGGCGGGTGACAACAAAGCAGATGCTGCGACCAGGACGATAGGTTCCCTCGACCAGTTCATCGTAAAGGTTGCACAGGTTTCGCTCTAGGTGCTGCTCAAAGTCCAGGGCGCTTTCGGTATTGCGTTTGTTCTCCCGGCAGGCGTAATAGGCCTGTACCAGTGCAATAAAAAGATCAGCAGGGTGGTGCCGTGTTTCATCTGCGGATGGCGCGAGCAGGCAGCTTGTTGTTGGTGTTGTTGTTGTTCTGGTTGCCGTTGTTGAAATCCTGGTACCAGGCATAATTTGAATTGGCTGCGTGCTGCGACCTATCGTGCTATCTACGTCGCCCTGCCGAAGTCCGTTCTGGCCGATCAGCAAGGAAACTGCGCCGGACTGTTCCGGCAGGCTGCCGGTAGTCTCCGTGATGCACATAGCGGTGGCCTTGTGAGCCAGCGGCACGACCAGATCAAGAATTCGCACAGTCATGGGAGCCTTGACCCCCGTGAATCGGGCGATGCGGCGGAACGGCGCCATGCCACAGCCTGTTTACCGATACTTTGGGTGAGCGGCATCGTTCGAGCGAATTGCTCGGTCGAAATGAATCGCTTATCCCGTGCAAGGCGCAAGAGGAGAACTGCTACCTGAATATGCTCAATGAGCTGGTCCAGATGAGGCGTTTTTTCTCGGGCGACATTGGCTCGAAAGATGGACACTAGGACTGCCAGACATTCATCGCGCAACTCACCGCCCAGGGAGTGCTTAAAGTCCCTGCGCATGTTTTTTATGAGATCCACGACAATGTCCAGCAGGTCGTAGGCTGTCTTATGTATCGGTAGCTCGGTGTGGAGTGCCATGCTGAGTAAGGAAATAGTTAAAGGACTGAATTACTCAATGGATTCGCTGCGGATGGCGCGAGCAGGCAGCTTGCCGTCGGTGTCGCTGCTGCTCTGGAGGCCGCTGGTGAAACCCTGGTACCAGGCACAACCTGAAATGGCTGCGGGCTGCTCGCGGGTCCAGTACGCTTCTTTCTTGAATTGCTCGGGCATGGTGGCAAAGAGAAGTGCCCCCTCTACTCGGTCGAAAAGCTGGCCACCTATGCTGGCTGCCCACTCCATTTGGTGCTTCCAATTGGCATCAGCGTTTTCACCGGGCAGCAAGATGATGTGTTTACGAATCTTGGGAGTGATGATGGCGCCGAGGTAAATCTCTCCATCGGCTAGAGGGGGTTGCTTGATAAGCATGCTGCTATCAGTCATCTGCGCGCTGCTGGCTAATAGCTTCTTGATCCACAGATCAGCCAAAGTAGCCGCCGGGATGGTGACATCAGCGCCAGCAACAGCCAGCGTTATCGACTCGTTTTGATTGACGCGCACGGCGTTATCTCCTGAAAGAAATGGATGAAGGATTAAAGGGGTAAATGAAATCTGCGGACGGCGCGAGCAGGCAGCTTGAGGTTGGTGTTGAGGCCGTACTGGACGCCGTAGCTGAAACCCTGGTACCAGGCAAAATAGGAAATGGCTGCGTGCTGCGTGGATGTCCAGTAGGCATCAGCTTCAAAAGCCTCGACACCTCCCTCCTGGAAAGCCTCGATAACCGTCTGAGCAGGGTTTTCCAGCGAATAAGGACGAGTCGGCGGCAGGGCTGACAAGTTGATGCCGGAGCGCGCGTACTGGGAGTTCTTAGCAGTACCAGGCTTGAATACCCGGTAGATGATTTCCTTCTCATCTTGAGCTGGGATGTAGAAATCGGTGCAACCATCGATTTCCAGTTCAAGCGCCCACTGGGCCAGCTTGCTGCCAGCCTCAGCCATTGCCCGGGTATTAGCTAGGCCGTCGTAGAAAGATTTGGCACCAGGGATATCCTTGTAGTTAGGAATCCAGATGGTGGGCTTGTGTTCCCCCAAGGCTTTGGGCGGTACTGCCAAGCCATAACGTTGATCATCAATCAGAATGGTGCCAGCAAAGAAGCCACCAGGGACGGTAGCGCCAATGGCGGGGATGATGGTTGGTGCGGGTGCATTCATGGTGATTCCTTTCAGATTGAATAAGGACTGGTGGGTTTGCTTTTGCAGGAAGTGCAAAGGCGGTTTCGTTGCCGGTCTTCGCTGGGGAAGGGCTTAAGGCAGCACATGCAGGGGATTAGCTCCCTGCGGCTAGTGGCTGCGCGATGAGGGCCGCTGACGGGCTTGCGGTCCTTGATGATCGTGATCGCCCGATTCATAGCTTGATCACTCGGAAGCGACGGCCTGGCTCAATCTTTGGAAGGGGATCAGCATCGCTGGTACAAAAGATGAAGTTCGGCACCTTGACCGTTTCCGCCACGCCGTACTTTTTTTCTACCTTGATGGTGGGGGTAGTAATTAGTGCCTTAAGCCAGCACTGCTGTTCTTTGTTCTCTGGGAAGCCTTCAACAATTACTGTTTGCTTGGCGTGTGCCAGAAGATCGTTCAGTCCTTGATGCGATTCCAATCGATCAGCACTGACCTCGATAAACGAACCATACCGTTCGGCAATCTTCCGAGCCAATGTGGTCTTTCCGCTGCCCTGGGCCCCGACGATGACAAGTGCTTGCCCTTGCTTTAGTTCGTGTTCCATATCTATTCCTCAGTATTAATAATCAGTAGTGGCGATGCGCTGATTGGAGGCAACCTCATGCACCCAAACGCGGTAGTCGCGCAGCCAAGCGGCGGCACGGTGGAGGAGGGCAGTCAGGCTGCGCATGGCTTGACCAGTTCCAGGGTGGTTTTGCTGGGCGCCTGAATGACGACTGACAGCTCAAGGCCATTGGCCTCGGCGCGGAAGCTGCGCAGGTTGAGGGAGTCGCCATCTACCGTGCCAACATGGACCATGGCAAAGCCCGCATGCTCAATGGCGCTGATGGCCGGGGCAAAGGGGGAGAGGATGAAGACAATGACCGTCAGGGCCATTTCGTCCAGATTGGCCTGGGCTTGGGCATTGAAGCCGGCATTGCGCAGCAGATCGGAAAGGTCTTCAGCCATGCGTAGCCGGGGAATGGCGTTGAGCAGTTTTGTCTGCTGATCAACGATCTGCTTTTGCAGTTTGAGGATGAGTGCCATATCAGTGGGCCTTGGGTTGGGTTGCAGACGTCTGCACAGCAGCCTCCGGGGCCGTGTGATCGGCTTCGGATTCAAGGGTGTCGCGCAGGTAGGGGTTAGCCAGGGCCAGTTCAAGGCTGATGCCACGGTCGCCAAGATGGGCGGTTTGGTAGGCGGCCTGGAGTTCGGGAAGGGAGTGAAGTGGCATTTCCGCTTCCCTCAGTGCGTGTAAGCCAAGCGGCTGACGAACTGAAACAAGCCGCTGGGGCTGGAGCGCTTGCCTAAGCGAACATCACCGGTATCGGTATCCCGATAGACGACGTAGTCGGTGCCTGAGTTGGTCTTGCACTCGGCAATGTGCATGCCGTAGTCGCGGGCAATCTGCTTGGCCTGCTGGATTTGCCGGGCGGGTGTGTGCTGCTTTGCCATGACGTTCTCCCAAGAAATGCCCCCGGGGTGGGGTGCGCTTGGGTGAATTATCACGAATGTGTTTTACTGTGTCAACACGAATGTGATAATTCATTTTAATAGGCAATAAAAACCCCGCCGCAGCGGGTTGTGGATCGGTCTGAATAATTGCTTAAAGAAGCCCAGTTCTGGCGGCAATAGTCTTGATTTCTTCGCCGCCTGGTTTAGTACATTCTTTGTTCCAGTTGGTCGCAAACGCCCCATTATCTCTTTCCCTTAATAGGAGTTTCCCTTTAGGGGTAAGTACTGCGGAGCTAGGGAGAATCGCACCGAAGCTGTTTTTTGCTCGGTATTCATAGCAAGCAAAGTCAGTGGGGGTTAGATAGAGAGATGTTAGCTCGAAGGTAGCTGGATCTTTCATGCCATTTTTAAGTTGCATAGCCCCTGCGATTCCCCATTGGATCAGGACTTCATGCTTTTTTCTGTCTGATTCTTCTTTGACTTTTTGTTGGGGACTTTTGGCAGCCTCAGCTTGCTCCCTGGCTTCCTTGACTCTGTTGCTGTCTATGGTGGCGCCAACTATGCCAATACCGAGCGCAATGAGAAACAGCTTAACAAGTAGGCTTACAGGTTTCTTAAAACTTACTTTTGCGCCGCAATGCGGGCAGCTCTTGGCCTCTGTACTAACTTGAGCGTTGCATTCTTTACAATTGATTAGAGCCATTAATCAAAATCCAATTTGATCTGAGTAGGGAAGTTGACGATAGCGGCTTTTATTGGCTCTGTATATATGCCTTTGGTATTAGGCCCGCCTGCGCTCATCCTGGCTTGGGCCCGTTTTTGCCGGAGAGCATTGAGGGGGTGTCGGCTGTCTCTATGATGATCTTTGCCTGGGTTAGCCACATTAGCCTCATATCTGGACTGGCTAAGCGGAATGCCTGAAGGACTATTGCCTCTTCTGGGCTAGGAAGTCCATAACTTGCTGTTGGTTCGCAAGCAGTCAGTGATGTTTGACCAGTTTCTAGCCATTCTGGAGATACTGATAGGGCTTTTGCTATCCCAAGCAGGTGTTTGGTATTGCGGCGAGCCCCCGATTCAAGCATTCCAATGACGGACTGGCGGCAGCCAGCTTTCTTGGCTAGCTCCGTTTGTGTTAGCCCTGCAGTCTCGCGGGCTGTAATGAGTCTTTCCTTAAATTCCGTCATAACCTAATTGTGATGATTTGGTCTATCACGATGGTGTTGACAGAAAAAAACACGAACGTGATAATGTGGGCATGGATACCCATATCAAACTCGTGCAAGAACTTTTGGAAACTGGCTTGACCCAGCAAGCCCTTGGGGCTCGTCTCGGTAAATCTCAGGCTTGGGTCGGCTCTTTGCTGGCCAGAAAGTTTCAAGACATCAAGTGGGCCGACGGAGAGGCATTGCGAACGCTCCATGCAGAGCTTTGCCAGTCTCCGGTTGGAAAAATCATAAAGACTACCCGGCAGCAACTCGGTCTTGCTGGTGATCGGAATGACTGAGCCCGATAAGTCTTCCCTTGAGCTGGTGATCCGTGTCGATCTGAAAACCGGGAAGGTTTCCATCGATGGCCCTAAAGGGATGGATTCTGTCCATGGACTAATCGCAGCATTGACGTCATCAGGCGATAAGGGATCTGCGTCGGTGGTGTCGTTTACTCGCTGGTTGTTGGCAGGAAAAGGGAATGAACCTTCCAAACTCGTGGCGGCTTTTATGCGCGGTGCTGAACGAGCAATGAAGAGGGATCGGCGTCCATGACGTGCGTGCTCAACGCTACATCCCATTTCTATCCGGTGTGTCCAGCCGGGTATCAAGTTTTCCATTTGCATCACCGTCTCCTCCAGCCCCTTCGTGGGGTTTTGCGCCGGGCAGCAGTTGGGCCCTGGCGTTTTTTTATTGTGGGGCGAGGGGTGTCAATAAAAAACGGTAACCGAGAGGAGCCTTAACCGTGGTTAAGCGATATAGCGAAATTGGCGTCCATGACGCGCTTTACATTGCCGCGAGGGATTACCCGGGTGGTATTGAGGCACTGGCCCTGCGTATGGGCATTTCCCCCAATGTACTGCGGAACAAGTTGCGGCCTGACATTGAGACGCACCACACGACGCTGGAAAACTTTGCAGAGATCGTTGAGTTTCTGGATGCGACCAAGCCGGATGCGGGTGATCTGGCCGTTGATGCCTTGATGTGGCGGTTGAACCGAGTATCGGTTCGCTTGCCCCATGGTGATGACGTTGATAGTGACAAGTTGCTGAGCCTGGTGGCTGAACTATTTTCCCATGATGGTCAGCTTGCTGAGCAGATACGAAAGGCGCTCGATAAGGACAACTTTGTTGATGATAAAGAGCTGGCCAGGATTGAAAAGGCAGTTCAGGAGTCATCTGAAACTTTGATGACGGTGCGGAATGAGGCTCGGCAAAAGCATGCCGCCGACAAGGCCAAGGCGGGCAAGCGCTGATTCATGACTGATAGCAAAAAGGTAGCTATACCCGGAGGGGGAGTGGATCACCCACGGGTTGATACTGATGCGCTTCTGGAAGACGTTGATATCGTCAAGGTCATCGACGGCTATGTGGCGCTTGAGAAATCCGGCGCTGAGTTTCAGGCCTGCTGCCCCTTCCATACAGAAAGTACGCCATCGTTCAAGGTGAGCCCATCAAAGCAGATTTATAACTGCTTTGGCTGCGGTGCTAATGGAAATGCCATCAATTTCCTGATGAATTACAGGGGTGTTGGTTTTCTTGATGCCTGCCGCGAGCTGGGTGCGGATATTCCTGAATCAGGCAGGGCCACTGGGGTAATCAAGCCGCCCGCTGCCGTGAGGCGGGAGTCGGTAAAGGCCAAGAAAGATGAGCCAGTCTGGCTTCCTATCCTGCCTATTCCAGATGTTGCGCCTGAGCCACCAAAGGCACACATGTTCCGTGGCACCCCTGAGCGTACCTGGTGCTATCGCGATGGCGAGGGCAGGGCGCTTGGGTATGTGTATCGGTTCAAGACGAGTGACGGCGGCAAGGAAACACTGCCGTTGTCTTGGTGCCATCTTGAGGGTGATGAGTCGAAGCGGGATTGGAAGTGGATTTCCTTTCCCCAGCCGCGCCCTCTGTACGGTCTGGACCGGTTGGCAGCAAAGCCTGATACGGTAGTACTGGTTGTTGAGGGCGAGAAGTGCGCCGATGCCGGTGATGTTGAGCGCCCTGACCTGGCCGTAGTTTCGTGGCCGGGTGGTGGCAAGGCGGTTGATAAGGTTGATTGGTCCCCCTTGGCTGGCCGGACGGTGATCACTTGGGCAGATTGCGATGGCAAGCGGGTTCCGCTGAATGCTGAGGAAACCGAGGCCATCATTGATGACGGCCGTCTGGCTGGCATGCCCAAGGGTAATGAGAAGTCGGCCCTGGTCAAAGAATTGAAGAAGCTAAAGCAAGATGCTTTGGTTGCTGCACAAGCTGAGAAACCCTTACTGCCAGAGGCTGATCAGCCAGGCGTAAAGACGATGGCCAAGGTGCATGGGCACCTGCATAAGATTGGCTGCACGGTCTGGAACATCCGCATTCCTCTGCCTCTTGAAAAGCCGGACGGGTGGGATATTGCGGACGCAGTCGAGGAAGGGCTCACGGGCGATTCCTTGGTCACCTTCATGCGCGAGCGTGCGGTCAAGGTTGCTCCTCCTGCAGCTGTAGATGCGATCCCGCCAGAACAGTTGGAAGCGGTTTATACCCCAACAGATGCTAGCGCGGGCCCAGTGTATGACGTTGAGGCAGATCAGAACGCTTGGCGCCAGGTGCTGCTTTACCGGGATGGGTTGCTGGTTGATTGCCGGGAAAACGTTTACCTATTTCTGAAGCATCACCCTCGCTTGAAAGGCGTGGTCTGGGCCGATGAGTTCGCCCGCAAGATCGTGGTGCGCAAGCCCGCGCCATGGGAAAGGCCTGGAGCCTTTGAGGAGGGCCGGGAGTGGGAGCCTGATGACGACTTCCGCTTGGGCCTTTGGTTGGCCCAGTGCGAGCGATTGTTGGTGCGCAACGAAAAGAACATCGCCCGAGGCGTGGCGCTATGCGCTTCAGACAATCGATTCCATCCGGTACGTGATTACCTCGGGGCATTGACGTGGGACGGAATTACCAGAACGCGCAGCTGGCTAACGGATTACATGGGCGTCAAAGAGTCGGAATACACGGCTCTGGTAGGACATTTCTTCTTGATCGGTATGGTGGCGCGGATTTATCACCCAGGCTGCCAGATGCGGTTTATGCCGATCTTTGAGGGTAAGCAGTTTCGAGGAAAGTCGTCGGCTTTACGCATCCTGGGTGGCCAGTGGTATGGCGACACGGTACTCGATCTCAATAACAAGGATTGCTACCAGTTGATCCAGGGTAAGTGGCTGTATGAGATCGGTGAGCTGGATGCTTTCAATCGAGCTGAGGCAACGCGGATCAAAGCGTTCGTTTCAAGCCAGACAGACCGGTTCCGGGCGCCCTATGACACGGTTCCTCGTGACTGGAAGCGTCAGGGCGTGTTTGGTGGCAGTACCAACCAGGATGAATATTTCAAGGACACCACAGGGAATACCCGCTTCTGGCCGCTGAAAACAGAAGAAATCGAGGCAATCAATCTTGAGGGTTTGGCGGAGTACCGCGATCAGCTCTTCGCTGAGGCGGTTCATCTATTCCAGGCCGGTGAGCGGTGGCATCCAACATCTGATGAGCAGAAACGCCTGTTTGATCCTGAGCAGGCGGATCGTGAGATTGGCGACCCCTGGCAGCCGCGTATTACGCGATGGTTGAGAAGCTCGACTGCACTCAGGGTGACCACTGAAGACATTCTGGTGGATTGCCTGAAGATCGAAATCGGGAAGGCGGACCGGGGCAAACAAATGAGTACGGCGATTGGTATCGCCATGAAACGCATCGGCTGGGCAAAGAGACGAGAGCCCGATGGTGACCGCCTCTACTACTACGAAAGACCGGCTGATTGGGTAGCGGTATCTCCATCAGTAAGTAGCACTCCTGCTGTGGAAGAGGAGGGTGTTTATGGTTAGTTTTGACCAGGGATCGGTGATCCCGTCCAACCTCAAGGTTAGACGGCCCGGAAAAGGTCGGACAGCCAAGACCCGCATGGATAGGGCATCCGTCCGACCTCCTAACCTCGTCCGACCTCAACCGCCCGCATGCGTGGGCGTAGGTGCGCGCACGCACGTATACGCGCGCGTGAGTGTTTTTATTTTTAGGTTAGACAAGGTTAGGAGGTTAGACAGAGCTAGTCATATCAAGGCTTCTGCTCGTCCAACCTTTCCGCCCAACCTTGATTTTGATAGGAGGTCAGACGGTGATTGATCGAAAACGATTGAGCAAAGCCTTTGGGCTGGCAGCTTTCTGGCATGAGTGGTCAGCCGATGAGCGGCGTGATGTTGATGCTGCGATCCGGGCGGCTATTGCTGCTGATGATGAAGAGGTGCTCAAGCTCTGGTTTGATTGGCTTGTTGATCTTTCTAGCCTTGATGTGGCTGCCGCTCGTTGCCGCATTGCCGATGGAAAAGACCAGGCAGTAGCTGACAGGATGAATGCGCCATGACAATGCCCCCGTTCAAGTGGATGCAAGGCGACCCTGCCAATTGCCTTGATCGTCTCCGTGAGCTGAGAAAGCGCATGGAGGCAGAGGAAAAAAGATTGAAGGAAGTGGAGTTGCGGAACAAGCGCCGCCGTATCCGCAAGCTGGTGAAGCAGGCCAAGGCACGGCAAATGAAAGGGCAGAAATGACTGAACAGGACTTCAGGGATATTGAAGCCAGACTTGAAAACTGGAGGCGTGGCGTTGCCTATTTGAAAGGGGGTGCCGCTAGCTGTGGTAGTGCTGAGAAGTTCTATCGTTGCCCCAGTGATCGCTTTAAGGTAGTTTCCGGCGTTATGGTCGATATGGGTGATGCTTGGGTTATTGAGCAAGCCTGGCGCACGATTATGCAGCCTTGGGCAAAGTGGATGATCAAGTGGCATTACATCTTCAAAGCTGCCCCTCACGCTGTAATGCGACAACTGCAACGCCGTGCTCATCACGGTATCCGCAGGGATCGTTACGACCATGAGCTACGGGTTGCAGTTGGGCTGCTGAAAATAAATGTTGACACGCGAATTTCACGCTCCTATATTTCGCGGCAACAATTTGAATCCACCGAGTCTGGTGTGTCGAGCAGCCAAATGGCTGCTTTGTCGCGTCAAGAGGAAATGAAACCCGCAGCCGCAAGGTGAGCGGGTTTTTTGTTGTCCATGCCAAGCGCACCTGCCAAGCCCTGCCGACATAGTGGTTGCCACCAGTTAGTCCGTGATGGTTCTGGATACTGTCAGGCGCATCAGTCGGATCGCAAGATCGGCAAGTTCGCCGATGACCGACGCGGCAGCCGGCAGGCCCGTGGCTACGGCAAGGGGTGGGACGAGAAGCGGAAGCGGACTGCTGAGCGTGCGAATGGACTTTGTGAGGAATGTACGCGGCAAGGACTGCTGACCGTTGGTTGTATCTGTGACCATATCACCCCGAAGTTCGAGGGCGGGTCTGATGATGATGACAACCTTCAGTGGCTTTGCAAAATCTGCCACGACAGAAAGACAGCAGCAGAAGCCCAGCGTGGCCGGGCTAGGGGGTAGGGGGGTTAAATCCCTACAACCTGACCGCTCGGGACCGGGTGGGAAGTCAAATTTTTACGTGCGGGAGTTTTAGGGAGGGGGGGTACCCCTCTGCAGACGTCTCCACTGGATTAAATTATTTACAAAAGGATATGGTAATGGACCATTTTGGAATTGGAAATGCCATGAAAGGCCTGGCGCTGACTTACTTTCAGTCATCCCGCCGAACTGGACGTACCGCCTCTTTGGTTGAAAGTGTCAAAGACGGCGACCGCGTCGTTTTTGCAGATAGTAAAGAAGCTGAGCGTGTGCGTCGGTTGTGTCTTGAGCGCGGAGTGACGGTTGAGTGCATCGTAATTGATCCCAAGGAATCTGAGCGTGTGTTTGAGCGGGGTACGTCCAATGGGCGAACGATCTTCGACCATTCATGGGTTGAGCAGAGGTATCTGCAATCGCTTGAACGAATCCAGATGGAGATTGATCACCTGGATCGCCAGGCATCCGGTTATGGTGAGTCTCACCGAGAAACCAAGCGCCATGCTGAAGAACAGGCAGCGTGGCTTAGCTGACGCCTGAGAATATTTAGATATCCCCGGTCTGGGGAAAACAAAAACAAACCGCCTTCTGGGCGGTTTTTCTTTTTCTGGAGTCGCACATGGGATCACGAGGACCGCAGCCGCAGTCGGCTACCGTGCATCTGTTGCGCGGAAACCCCAGCAAAAAGCCTCTGCAAGATTTGCTCGATGAGTTCAAGCCTGAAGTCGAAATTCCAGATGCTCCTAGCTGGCTCTGGGCAGAGGCGAAAAAGGAATGGAAGCGAATTTCACCAGAGCTGGAAAAGTACGGTCTGATCTCGAAGCTGGATCGTTCCGCCCTGGTGCTGTACTGCCAGGCCTGGGCCGAGTACGTGTGGCACAAGCAGATGCTGACCCGGGCCAAGAACGAAGCCGCCCGGAAGCGCAAGGAAGCCGAGGATCGCGGCGAGACCTACACCGGTGGTGATGGCGTCATGGTGCCCACGCCTAACGGCGGGTTCACCTATTCGCACCACTGGGTTGGATCACGTCACGCCTCCCGTGAAGTCAAGATGTACCTGGATATGTTTGGGCTGCACCCTGCAGCCCGTTCCCGCGTTACCACCTCAGACAATCGCCAGCAGGGCCTCTTTGAAGAGGCAGGCGACGACAAGTGGGATTACTGATGACTGCCACTCCTCTCACCTTTGCTGATCGCGCAACGAACTACGCGCGGGCCGTGGTAGAGGGGCAAATTGTCGCCTGCAAATGGCACAAGCTCGCTTGCCAACGTCACCTCAACGACCTGGCCCGCAGCGTCCTGGGCGATTGGCCGTATGTCTGGAATCCCGAGCTGACTGACGCCACCGGCAAGCAGTACTACCCAGCCGAGCGAATCTGCCGCTTTGTCGAGAACCTTCCTCACATCAAGGGCGACTGGGCAGGCCGTGGCCAGCTCATCGAGCTGGAAGATTGGCAAGTTTTCATTCTGGCCAGCATCTTTGGCTGGATCAACAAAGTCACCCTCAAGCGCCGCTTCCGAGTCGCTGACGTCATCGTCCCTCGCAAAAACGCCAAGTCCACTCTTGCCGCCGGCATTGGCCTTTACATGCTGGGAGTCGATGGCGAGTTTGGCGCCGAAGTCTATTCCGGCGCCACATCGCAAGACCAGGCCATGGAAGTATTCCGGCCTGCTGCCCTGATGGCTCGCGCCACGCCAATGTACCGGCAGAAATACGGCGTAGCAGTCAATGCCAGCAACCTCTCCATCACCGAGAACAACTCCAAGATGGAGCCCGTCATCGGTAAACCTGGTGACGGCGCATCCCCCAGCTGCTCCATCGTGGATGAATACCACGAACACAAAACTACTGAGCTCTACGACACCATGGCCACCGGCATGGGCGCCCGTAGCCAACCCCTCATGCTTGTGATCACTACCTCAGGGTCTAATATTTCCGGCCCGTGCTACATGCACCAGAAAGAGTTGGAGAAAGTCCTCGAAGGCATGATCGAAAACGATCAGCGCTTCGGCATCGTCTTCACCATCGACGAAGACGATGACTGGACCAGTGAAGACGCCCTTAAGAAAGCCAACCCAAACTATGGCATTTCCGTAGATGCCGACTTTCTTAAAACTCAGCAGCGCGACGCCCAAGCAGACCCCCGCAAGCAAAACGTCTTCAAGACCAAACACCTCAACATCTGGGTCGCAGCTGCCTCGCCCTGGCTCAACCTATTTCATCTGCAAAAGGGAAGCGATCCTGCTCTCAGCCTGGATGATTTCCGGGGTGAGTCTTGTGTCATCGGCCTCGACCTCGCCAGCAAGCAAGATATCGCCAGCGCCGTCTGGGAGTTCAAACGCAATATCGACGGTCACGACCACTACTACGCGATCAGCCGGAACTTCATACCAGAAGCCGCTTTAGAAAAACCAGAAAATGGTCACTACCAGGCCTGGGTACATACCGGACACCTTGTCGCCACGCCTGGAAACATGATCGCCTTGGCCCAGATCGAAGAAGAAATTCTCGCCAGTGCTGAGATTGTCCATATTGCCGAAGTCGCCAAAGATCCTTATGGCGGTCAGCAAATGGGATCGAACTTGCAAGAGCAGGGTCTTGAAGTTGTCGATATTCCACAAAACGTTCGATATCTATCAGAGCCAATGAAGGATATCCAGGCCCTAGTGGACGCAGGTCGTTTCCATCATGACGGAAACCCCTGCTACATCTGGCAACTGAGCAATGTCGAGTGCAAGCCTGACCGCAACGAAAACATCTTCCCCCGCAAGCTCATGCCCCAGAACAAGATAGATGCCGCTGTCGCCACTATCGTCGCCCATAACCGCGCCATGGTGGGGGGAGATGGCGACATCATCACTGCTGACTACGAACTCATGGTGATCTGATGAGCCGCCTCGCCTACAACCTCTCCCTGCTGATCGCCATGCTCCTCATTGGCGCTGGCAGTGCAGCCCAATGGGGCTGGCCCATCGCCGCCATGCTCCTCGGTACCCTCATCATCGGCCTCACCTTCGTCGGTCTCTACTTGACCGCACCGCGCAAGGACTGACAATGTTCCTCACTGCACCAAGCGCAAGTACAGATCGTTCCCCTTGGGGTGACTTCTGGTTTGAGCCCGTTGCTACACGTACCCTCAGTGGTACTCGTGTAAATGCCGATACTGCAATGCGGCTCTCGGCTGTTTTCCGTGCAGTATGGTTGCTCTCCGGTCATATCTCCTTGTTGCCTCTCACACTCAAAAAGCGAGGAAGCCTCAAAAAGATCGACAAGCATCCTTTGCTCACTCTGTTTAAAAAGCCTAACAGCTGGCAGAACGGCATGGAATGGCGGCAGATGATGCAGGGCCACCTTCTACTGCGCGGCAACGCCTACAACGAAATAATTGACAACTCCCGAGGAGAAATAACCTCCCTGGTTCCACTACACCCTGACCGCGTCAAGGTTGAAATGAACCCCGGGAACACCGACTACCGCTACCGCGTCACTAATAGTGATGGCACCGAGCGCATCCTCCCCCGTGGTCAGGTCTGGCACTTGCGTGGACTTATGAGCAATGGCATCACCGGCCTCTCCGTCATCGAATGCGCCCGTGAATCTTTCGGCCTCGGTCTTGCTGCGCAGGAATACGGCGCCCGTTTTTTCGCTAATGATGCAAAGCCTACTGGCGGTTGGATCAGTTATTCCGGAAAGTTTTCCGATAAAACCGCACGCACCAACTTCCGAGAATCCGTTCAGCAAGCTCAGAGCGATGCTAATCGCGGAAAGATCATGGTCCTTGACCAGGGCATGGAGTACCACGAAGTTGGCCTGACTAACAAAGACAGCCAGTTTTTGGAGACCCGCAAATTCCAGATTAGTGACATTGCTCGCTGGTTTGGCGTCCCACCCCATAAGCTCGCCGATCTCGAGCGCGCTACCTTTAGCAACATCGAGCAGCAGGCCCTGGAGTACATCACCGACTCCCTCATGATCTGGACCGAAATATGGGAGGCTGGAATCGAAGACTGCATGCTCTTTGATGATGAAGACATTGATGTTGATCTCGACTTTGGCAAGCTCTTGCGTGGTGACTCCCAGACACGTACCGGAAACAATCAGAAGCTCGTCGCTAGCGGCATCATCACCCGCAACGAAGCCCGGGCTGACGAAGGCCGCGAGCCGTTGCCCGGACTCGATGAGCCCCTGCGCCCTCTCAATATGGTCGAAGAGTCCGATGCAGAAGAGGAAGAGGACGAAGAAGAAAGCCAGGAAGAGAAAGGCACCGCACCAGGAAAAAACAAGCCGGCTCAAGATCCCGAAGACGATGCCGACGAAAACGCCCGGCGCTTTCAGGCCATGCTCCATTCCAACGCCTCGCGCCTCGCTCGCCGGATAGTCAAGGCCACTGGCCCTATCGATTCCAGCCTTGTTGCAGAAGCTCTGGCAGTCACTCCGGCACAGGCTTCCTCCTGGTGTTCCGGAACTCTAGTCGGTACCTCCGTCGAAGACCTTACCGCCTCACTCATCGCCCTCGGGAACCAATCATGAAACGCCAACTTCTCCTCACCCAATTCCTGGCCACCCCATGGGCCCTGATGCCCGAGCACCTACAAGCAGCCAGTGGAGTCCTCTTGCGTTGGGCAAGCGGCCAGTCTGCCTCTGCTGACGTAATGGCTACCGTCGCCGCTGATCGTGAAGCTCGAACCGCCAAGCGCGAAGCTAATACTAGAGCAGGAAGCGGCGCAATTGCTGTCCTTCCCTTCTATGGTGTCGTTACCCAGCGCGAAGTTAGTGACCTCTGTGGCCCTGGCAGCGTCAGTACCCAGCAATTTACTGCCGTCTTTCGCGAAGCCCTAGCTGACGACACCATTGGTGCCATCCTTATCGATATCGACTCACCTGGCGGCAGCGTTTATGGCACCGGTGAGCTCGCTGCCGAAATTCTTGCTGCTCGGGGCACCAAGCCCATTGTTGCCATTGCCAATAGTCTCGCAGCCAGTGCCGCCTACTGGGTCGGCTGCGCCGCTAGCGAGTTCTACGTTACCCCCGGTGGTGAAGTCGGCAGCATTGGTGTCTGGCAGGCCCATGCGGATTACTCCAAGGCATTAGAAATGGAGGGGGTCGATATGAAATTGATTTCAGCTGGGAAATACAAGGTTGAAGGAAACCCATATGAGCCGCTTGGAGAAGAGGCTGAAGCTTTTATGGAGTCTCGCGTAAAAGATTATTACGCCACATTCTCGCAGGGTGTTAGTAAAGGCCGTGGCGTCTCCATCGAACAAGTGCGCAACGGCATGGGGCAGGGGCGTTGCCTCGGTGGTGATGCTGCTGTTGCCGAAAACATGGTCGATGGCGTCATGACTTTCGATGAAGTCATCAAGAAAATGCAACGCGACATGCGTAGCAGCAACTCTGCGCCTAAAGCCGTAAACCGTTCCCGTTCAGCTTCCTTGGCATCTGCCGAGCTGGACATCCTCAATCTGGGCTGACCCGCCCGACATCCCGAGTCCGTCGATTCGTGATGCTGCTCCGTCGAGCGGCAGGGGTCACTGCGTCAACTCACCTCAATCATTAGGAGAAATTCCATGAGCAAGAAACTGCGCGAACTGAAGGCCAAAAAGGCCACCCTGGTCGCCCAAGCCAACACTCTCGCTGCTGCTGCCGCTGACGGTATCTTCAGCGAAGCCCAGCAAGCCGAGTTTAACGATCTCAAGTCCCAGATCGAAGGCATCAACCGCCAGATCGAAGCCGAAAACTTCCTGATCGAGCAAGGCGCTGGCTTGGCTGCTGGTAGCGGACAAGGTAACTTCATCGAGGTTCATGACCGCCGTGAAGATGATCCCACCCGTGGCTTCCGCAGCTTCGGCGACTTTGCCCAGGCTGTAGCAGGTTCCTCCATCCATGGTGCGCGGGATGAGCGTCTGAATTTCGCATCCGCCGTGGCTGGTTTTCAGGATCGCCAAGCTGCTGCTCCCACCACCTTCGGTAACGAAGGCAGCGGCGCCGATGGTGGTTTTGCCATTCCCCCCCAGTTCTCTGAAGAGATCTGGCGTCTCGCCCTGGGTGAGGAATCCCTGATTCCCCTCACGCAGAACACCGAAATTACTGGTAACAGCATGATCTTCCCCAAGGATGAATCCACGCCCTGGGGTGGATCTGGCGTCCAAGTGCAATGGCAGTCCGAAGCAGTAGCTGGGGCTCAGTCAAAGCCGATCATTGGCACCAATACTATGGTGCTGCACAAGATGATTGCCCTGGTTCCGGTCACCAACGAGTTGATTGCTGACGGCTTTGCCATCGGTAGCTACCTCAATCAGACTGCTCCCGATCGCATCACATGGAAGGCAAATGAAGGCATCCTCTTCGGTGATGGTACTGGCAAGCCCTTGGGTGCCATGATGGGCGATTCTGTTATCGTTCAGGCCAAGGACAGCGGCCAAGCCACCCAGACCGTTTCGTCTGCCAATCTGAGCAACATGGTGACACGCCTATTGGTCGGCGAGTTGAAGAACGCCATTTGGCTGGCTATCCCTGACATCCTCACCCCGTTGGAAGGCCTCACGGTCGGCCAATACCCGATTTATCTCCCCGGCCAGTCCGCCGCCAACGCTCCCTATGGACTGCTCAAGGGTCGTCCGTTGATGTTGTCCGAGCATGCCTCGGCCTTCAGCTCACAGGGAGATATCAATTTGTTGTCCCTCAAGGGTTATCGCACCATTACCAAGGCGGGCGGAATCCAGACATCTACCTCCATGCACCTGTACTTTGATGCCGACGCCACGGCCTTCAAGTTCACCTTCCGCATGAATGGCCAACCCATCCTGTCTGCCCCGGTCACGCCGCCCAAGTCTGGCAAGACCCGCAGCCATTTCATCACCCTGGCAGCCCGCTAATCCTGCGCCCAAACTCAATGCTTGGCCTGACTAGGCATTGAGATATCCCAGTTAAACACGAAAGGACGGCTCACATGCTTCCCAATGCTCGCATCGCCGAACAACTCGGCATTCTCGCCACTATCGACCCAGTGTCCCAAGCTGCTGGCACCATCACCACTGGCTGGATCTCGGCTTCTCGCTTCGAACGCTTTATGGCCCTGATTCAGACAGGCGTCATGGGTGCCTCCGCTACCCTGGATGGCAAGCTGCAACAGGCCCAGGACAGCTCCGGTACCGGCGCCAAGGACATCACCAATAAGGCCCTGGCCCAGATCGTCAAGGCTACTGGTGACAACAAACAGGCCGAGATCAATCTCCGTGCCGAAGAGCTGGATCTGGCCAACGGTTTCACCTACTTCCGCCTGTCGCTGACTGTTGGTACCGCAGCTAGCCTGATTGCGGCCTCGGTCCTGGGTGGCGTTGCAAAGAATGCCCCCGCTTCCGCGCTGAACCAGGCCGGTGTTGTTCAGAACGTCTCCTGACTTTCCCGCAGCAACCCGCCGGGCCGCGCATTGTCGCGGCCCTTTTATTTTCTGAACAGGAGCCACCGCCATGGCCAAGATTGTTTACTTCCCCGACGACTACTACGACGAAGGTGTCGTCAAATATCCTGCAGGCAGCTATGCCCCCCTTAACTCTGAGACTCAGAGTTTGGTTAATTTCAACTTCGCTCAACTGGTCGATACTGAAGATGGCAACGAACACGTTGAGGCCCTTCAGGCTTTGGCTGATATTGCAAAAGTCCGCGCCCAGGAAGCTGAAAGTCTGGCTGAACAGGCCTATGCCGAGTACAAATCCGCCCAGAAGCTGGCTGACTCTGCCAAAGCCAAGAAGTCAGGTCGGAGCAAATCCTCTTCCGATACCAGCCAGCAGCCTTCAGTGCTTACTACAGAACAGGTAGATGCCCTGGTTACTGATCAGGTCGCTTCCCTGGTCACCAATGATCTCACCAGTCTGACCACTGACCAGATCGCTACCCTGACCACCGATCAAGTCAGCACCCTGAACACGGACCAACTGTCCTCCCTGGATACTGACCAGATCGCTGCTTTGCAGACTCCTGCACCCTGATAGGTCGCCCTCGCCATGCCCTACAAGCTGATTACCGCGCCGACAGAAGAGCCCGTCTCCCTATTGGAGGCCAAGGCCCATCTGCGGGTGGATATCTCCGACGATGACATGCTGATCACGGCCCTCATTACCGCCGCTCGTCAGTTTGCCGAGACCGAATGCCAGCGTGCCCTCTGCACGCAGGTATGGCAGCTCGTCCTTGATGCCTTTCCCGGTCCCAGCTTGTTGGGCATCCCTGCAGGGGTCGCCTACAGCGTCCCAGGTCACGCCATTCAGCTTGAGCATCCCCCTATCCAAGCCATCGCCAGTATTCAGTATCTGGATATGGGGGGCTCATTGCAAACCATGCCGAATACCGACTGGAAAGCGGACCTCACCAGTGCCCCAGCTCGCATTACGCCAAGATTCGGCAAGATTTGGCCAATTACCTTGCCTGAAATCGGAGCTGTTCAGGTCAATTTCACGGCTGGCTATGGCGCAGCAACCGATGTTCCCCAGGGCATCAAGAACTGGATGCTATTGCGCATTGGTGCTCTCTATGAAAATCGGGAAGAGCTGATTGTTGCCCCCAAGGTTACTGTCGCCGAGCTTCCCTATGTTGATCGGCTGCTTGATCCCTGGCGTGTGGTGGTGATGTGATGGCCATTGGTACGCTCGAGCTGAAAGTTGAAGTGAAAATTCACTTCGCCTGGTGGGTAACTCCCTACCTGTGGCTGACAGCTTTCGGCGCACGGATTAGTCTGCCGCTCAACCCTGAAGTCGTCGTTTCGGATATCAAGCGTGGCATGAAGCTGGAAATCAAGGTGCGGCAAAAATGAGAGCCGGAAACCTGCGCAAGCGCATCCTCATCCAGTCTCAAAGTACTACTCCAGATAGTGTTGGTGGTCAGGAGCAAGTTTGGACTGATATCGCTCCAGTCTGGGGTTCTATCGAAACCCTCTCTGGCCGTGAGCTTGCGATTGCCCAGGCAATTAATACTGAGCTGACCCACAAAATCACCGTTCGCTATCGTCCAGAACTAGCTGACCCCAAGATCGTGGCTGCCCTGCGTGCTGTCTATCAAGGCCGCATTTTCAATATCCAGTATTCCGACAACGTTGATGAGCGCAATCGTGAGATTGCCCTGATCGCTGCCGAGGGCTTGAACAATGGCTGATAAAAGCGCCGTCACCGGAGTTGATGATTTCCGCAGTGGATTGAAGGCCGGTTTTCGCAATCAGCGGCAGGCCTTGAAAGACAGGCTCAATGCCCTTGGTGTTCAGATGACGGTAGAAATCAAAGCGGGCTGCCCTAAGGTAACTGGCGCTCTGGCAAGTACCGTTCGTTACATCCTTATTGATACCAATGATGGCGAGTCCCTGGAGATACAGGTCGGAGACAAGACGGTGTTTTACGCGCCTCACGTTGAGTACGGGCATGGTGGTCATGAAGCCCCTGCCAAGCCTTTTGTGCGCCCGGTCGTCTATCGCCACGAGCCTCAGATCCCTGTGGCCATGGAGCAGACCATTATCGACAGCTGGGGTGGCTCATGATCTTCCAGGAAGCCCTTGTCAGCGTAGTTTCTCCAGCCCTGAACAATCACTTTTATGACCACGTTGCGCCCCAATGCCCATCCAAACCTTACGGCGTCTATCAAGAGATCGTCAGCCCTACGGAAAACACCTTGTCCGATGGTGTGCCGATTCAGCAAAGCATCATCCAGATCGATGTCTATGCCGATAAGTACATGGACGCCATCGTTGCAGGTAAAGCGGTCGAAGACGCCATTGCAGCGGCTTTTTCCTCAGGAACGCTGACGGGCGTCCAACGCAGCCGCCGCAGCCAGTACGAACCCGAGGTGAAGCTGCGCCGCATCATCTACGAATACAGCTTTTGGTACCACTGACCCCACTGTTTAACCCATCGTTTTATCGCTACAAGCCGCCCGCAAGGCGGCTTTTTTATTTAGGAGATCGCCATCATGACCAGTACCGCTCAGGTCGCTCAGCAGTCAAAGTTCTATGTGTCCGGCACCCCGGGCGCTGCACTGTCCATCACCGCCATCACCAAGGCCACCAAGGCTGCTATATCTGCAACCAATACCCTTTCTGCTGGCGATGTGGTGATCTTCGGCGCTGTTACCAACATGCCCGAGATCAATGGCCTCATCGGCATTGTCCAGGCCTCGCCTGCGCCTACTGGTTCAGGTTTCTCCGTCAATATTGACTCGTCTGGTTTCGCTGCTGCCGGCACCACCGGCGCCGCTACCCCGCAGACGTTCAGCAAGATCGGCAATTGCCAGGACTTCACCCCTGACGGCGGCACCTCCAATGTGATCGACGTGACGAACCTGGACTCCCCTGCCAAGGAAAAACGTCAAGGCCTGCAAGACAATGGCAACTACGCCATGACCTTCGATGCTGATGACACTGATGTTGGCCAGCTGGCGCTGATCGCTGCTCGTGCTGCTCAGGCCATCGTAGTGTTCAAACAGGTCTATCCCGGTACCAACATGAAGATCCGAGCTTTCCAGGGCTTCGTGCAAAAGGTCACCGAGCCAGCCGCTGGCGTAGATAAGGTGCTGCGTTCCACGGCTACCTTGGTAGTCACTGGCCCCATCTCCCGTGGTTAATACGAGGTCACTGAAATGAGCACCGAGCAAATACTGAACAAAGAGCAGCTTATGGCTGGCCTACAGCCAAAAATGGATGTGGTTCCTGTCCCTGGTTTGGGCAAAGTGCGCCTGCGCGAACTGAGTGCCCCGGAAGTGGTGGCTATCCGCGACACTACTAAGGCTAAAAAAGACGACTTCGGCTTCTATCTGGTCATTAGGTCCGTGGTGGATGAGAGCGGCGCCGCCATATTCGCCGATGAAGACCTGGCTTCCCTGCAGGGCTCCGGCCAGAACTCCATCGGTAAGCTGGTCTCTGCCGTCATGAAACACAATGGTTTCCAGGTGCAGGGGGATGAAGCAAAAAACTAGGCTGGGGCCCCGAGCGTCGCATGCTGTTCCGACTGGCGCTTGCGCTGGGTCGGACGGTAAGCGAGCTCAGTGCCCCGGGGGTTCTCTCCCATGCCGAGTTTGTCCAGTGGTGCCAGTTCTACAACCAAGAGCCCTGGGGAAAGTATCAGGATGATCTGAGGACTGGTGTCATCGCTTCAACGGTGGCAAATGTTCATAGCCTCTTTGCCACCGGTGAAGCTAAATGGCGTCCATCAGACTTCATGCCAAAGGTTGAAGAACCTGAACCGCAGCAACAAGAAGTTGAAGAAAGAACCCTGACCGACGACGAGTTGGCAGCCTGGGCCGATGCCGCGATCTACGGTATCGCGCCCGATTCGCAATAAGTACCACCGAAGCCCCCGGGGAGTCCTGGGTGCTTTTTATTTTGGAGCTTGACTATGCTTTCACTTATCAACGTCCAGGTTCATGCCTCGGTCGATAAGTTTGAAAACACCATGTGGCGTGCGGCAGATGTCGCTGACCAAAGCATGAGCGCAGCGGCCGCCAATGCCGACAAGTTCCAAACTGCTTTTGAAAGTGCATCAGATCAGGCAGCATCAGCCGCTGACCGTATGGCTGGCCGGTTTCAGGCTGCAAACGATAGTGTCATGTCGTCTGCAGGAAAGACCGTTGAGTCCATCAATACCATTACCGATTCCGCTAACAAGGTTGATCTACGCACCTGGCAGGAAAAGGTCGCCGAAGCTTTTGGTGCCGGGGTAGGCGGTGGGGTTGTGGCAGCACAGACATGGTTCGATAAGGTTGAAGAGTTTGCTTCAGCAAAACTCAAGGCCATTGGTATCGGCTTGGCTATTGGCTTGGTGTCAGCTACTGCTGCCGCAGCCTACGGGGCTTACAAGATTGTTTCTGCCTCGGTTGGGTTCTTGGAAGGGCTGATTACTGGCGACAGCTACAAATCAGCCAACATCGATGCCCTGATCGCCATGAATCAGGAAATCAAAACACTGCAGGAACGTCTGCATCTGACGGCAGTGGAGGCGTCTGCACTCAATGAGGCCCTTAAGGGGCTTGGGGTAGATCGTGGCGCCTATGTTTCCACCCTCGAGGCTGCCGAAAAGGCTGCTCGTGGAAATACCGAAGAGCTTGAGCGGCTAGGCGTCAAGTACAAAGACGCCAACGGTAATTTGCTACCGTTTCAGGAAACCCTGGCCAATGCCAAGACCGTTCTGGATGGTTATACCGAGGGGTGGGACAGAAACCAAGCCGCAGCTGCGTTAGGTATGGGCAGCTACAAGGACATTGGCGATGCGCTTCTGGTGACATCGGAAAAGGTCGAAACAGCAAAACAACGGCTGATTGATTACAACCTGATCATCGGGCCGGGAACTCAAGCCGCAGTATCTGCTTACGAAGCCTCGATGCGGGCCTTCCAGCGGGAATCCGATTTGACAGGGCAGGGCTTCAAGCGAGCTATCGCCGATCAGATTATGCCGATACTTACTGATCTGGCTGACTTCTTTAGGGATGGCTTTCCATTCGTGGTGAATTCCTTCCGCTACAGCATGGCGACCCTGACTTCCCTTTTTTACGGCTTGAAAGAGGTGGTGTATATCACCGCCGAAGTCATTCTCGAATCATTCGGCGCAATCGGCGATGTGGTCCTGCGGGTTGGGGATGCCATGTCAAAGGCGCTTAGCGGTGACTTCAAAGGTGCTGTTAATGAGCTGATGTCTGTACCTGACGACTTCAGTAAGCGCTGGGATATGGCAGGAAAGAACATCGTTGCCCAGTCTCGGCACAATGTGGAAGCGATGAAGCTGAACTGGGGCGCAGACAGCCTAACTGCCAATGAGGCCGCTGCCAATCAGATCAAGAAGGGCAAGACATTTATACCGAAGTCGGACAAAAAAGATAGTTCTAATCAGGCAGTCTTTGACCCTCGGAAGCTGATCCTAGAAGGGCAACTTAAGGATCTCGACCGTTCCATCGCTGGCGAGGCTGACTTAATGAAGTCCCGGGACGACATGCTTAAGTCGTTCTATGACCGAGGTGATATCACCCGTGAGGATTACTACCAGCGGCGTAATCAAGTTGATGGTGATGCCTTAGCAAGTACCCGTGGCTACTATGCCAAAGAGATAGCGGCAATCGATGAATACCAAGGGCACTATGTTGCTGGCACTAAGGAATGGCTCGAAGCAGCCAACAAAATGGCCGAGGTACAGGACAAGTTGGCCAAGGCTGACCAAGCCGCTGCCGCAGCAGCAACTAAAACTTGGTTGGAGGAAAGTGCAAACCAGGCTGAGGTAGGAATCAACAAGGCCTTCAGCACCTATGAGCAGACCGCAGGCGCTACAGCCGACAACATGAGCGGCATGTTCACCCGTGGTTTTAAAAACATGGATGACGCACTGACTAACTTCGTCACCAAGGGAAAGCTCAATTTCAGCAGCCTGACCAGTAGCATCATCAATGATCTGGTGCGTATGCAGGTCCAGGAGAGCGTCACCAAGCCGCTGTTCTCGATGATGCAAGGGTCTGGCGTCGGTAGCTTCATCACCAATCTGTTTGGCGGCGGCCGAGCTGCCGGCGGCCCAACCTCGGCGGGAAGCTTCTATGAGGTCAATGAGACTGGTCCCGAGCTGCTGCAGTCTGGCGGTAAGACCTTCCTGATGATGGGAAGCCAGGACGGCAACGTCATCCCTATGGCTGGCGCTACTAGCGGTGTAGGGTCCGCCGGCGCCCAAATCAACTACAACCCGACCATCCAGATCGATGCCCGCAATGCGGACAGCAGTGTGCTGCCCAACCTCGACCGTCTGGTACGTGGGGCACTAGCGCAGAACGCCGACATGGTGGTCCAAATCGTCAATCGCACCATGAATGCTCGGGGCAGGGCAGGGATTACGGCATGAGCGGAACATTCCCATCCACGCCCAAGGCGGCTAAGGCGAGCATCAAGAGTACCCAGCCGACCCGGGTCTCTACCGCCCACAGCTTCCGGCGTGTTACTCGCTCGGTTGGTATCCAGCGCTGGCAGATATCCCTTTCGTGGCAGGGGAAGACACGCGCCCAGCTGGCGTCAATCATTGCCTTCTGCCTTGCCCAGCGCGGCCAGTATGGGAGTTTCCAGTTAGCTCTGCCGTCGGCTGTGATTGCGCCCCTCGGTACCCTGAGCGGTATTCCTGTCGTAAATGGTGGCGGCATCGTCGGTAATGCCGTGGCTACGCGGGGATGGACTGCCAATGCCGTAGGCGTGCTCAAGGCTGGCGACTACATTAGCTTCTACGGTCATACCAAGGTCTATATGGTCACTGCCGACGCGTCGTCTGATGGCGCCGGCAATGCCACCTTGACCATTGAGCCGCCCCTGCTGGCATCCCCGGCTGATGGTGCCGCTGTGCAGACGTCTCCAAGTTTTACCGTAGCCCTAGCCAGCGACGACGTGCAGCCCCAGTACGAGCCGGGCGACATGGTGTCGTTGAGCCTTGATTTCGTGGAGACCTGGTAATGGCAGGCCGTGGCTTTTCTCCAGTGTTCCTGGCCGAGCTTCTCCAGTCGCGCAACCAACCAGTCTATCTAGTTCAGGAACAGTTTGACGATATCAGCTACTACCAGTGCGATGCCTGGCGTGATATTTCATGGAATGGCAATACATGGAAAGCCAACGGCCATTTCCTCGACTTCCAGGGGTTGACCGAGAGCTACGACATGCAGATCCCACGCGTCACCGTGTCCATCAGCGCCGTCGATCAGACCTGGATTTCCATCTCCCTGACCAAGCCCTACATCGGCCGCCCGATCCGCATCTATAAGGCCCTACTGGACTACACCATGAGCGTAATCACATCGCCAGGTCTTATTTTCGAGGGGCGCATGGATGGCCTATCGATTGAAGACGATCCTCAGGCCGGAAAGTGTGCGTTAGTGATGGAGTGCTCCAACCAGTGGGCCGACTTCGACCGTAAGCCTGGTCGTCATACCAATCACCAGGACCAGCAAGTTTTTTTTCCTGGCGATACTGGCTTCCAGTTTGTTCCTGGCCTGGCCAATCTGAATCTGTCCTGGGGCACCACCAACGGAAGCTCCACCGTACCAGGCGTGCAGCCCACCGGCGACACCCTCAGCACTGTCATCTACGACTGATGAAATCCGCTAAGTTCAAACGTATCGACCTGCAGACGCTGCGGATCGAGGGGGAGGCCTTGTTTGCTCCGCACTATGCCGAGGTCGGCCAGAAGGACATGGGCGACATCAATCCTGACTGGGCTTTCTGGGCTGATTTGGAAGCTGTTGGCAAAGCCTGGATCATTGGTATTTATGCCGATGATCGCTTGGTGGGTTACTCGGGCTTCATTGTGGGCCCTCATGCCCACTACAAGCATCGCCTTGTGGCAAAGAATGACGTTATCTTCCTTCTTCCTGAATATCGGCAAGGCTCCCTGGGGCTCAAGCTGATCGGCTATTCCGAGCGGGCGCTGGGCGCAATGGGTTGCTACAAAGTCTATTGGCGTGCCAAGCGGGGTAGCGTCCTGGCTGACCTGCTGACGGCCCTCTGTGGCGAGGCGCCCGAGGTGTGCTTTGAGCGGAGGCTCAAGTAATGGCCGGCGCAGCAGTTGCAATGGTCGTTTCCAGTGTCGTGGAAACGGCTGTCACTGATTGGGCTTTGACAGCGGTTGTTGGCGGGGAGTTTTTGTTCACAAGTGGCCTGGCTGTTGAACTGGTTGCTGGTGCTGCCGGGTTGATGGCCGGCGGTCTAGTCGCTTCCGCGCTTGCGCCGGACGCAGAGACTCCTAAAATCAACTCTGCTGCTACTCAGGCGGCTCAGGGGGCTTTGGTCAATGTCTCCTCTAACGTGGAACCCTTGCCTGTTATTTACGGGTCTCGGATTGTCGGCGGTTCCCGGGTTTTCGCAGCTGCATCTGGTAGCAGTAACGAGTTCTTCCACGTAGTGCTTGTGCTGGGTGAGGGTGAGATCGAGTCCATCGACGAGATCTATCTCGACGGCAATGCTGTGGGGGCCCTGGATGCTAACGGTGTGGCTACCTCCGGTACATATTCCGGTGTAGTTCGTGTCAAGAAGTATCTGGGTAGCGATGAGCAACTGGCAGATCCAGACCTCATGGCTGAAATCCCCGACTGGACGTCGAGCTGCAGGCTGCGAGGGGTTGCCTACATCTACGTGCGGCTGACCTACAACAAGGATGCCTTCCACGGACTACCGGTGATCACTGCGGCAGTCAAAGGGCGCAAACTCTATGACCCGAGGACGGGGCTGACGGCTTTCAGCAGCAACCCTTCGCTGATGATCAGGGATTACCTGACCAACAGCCGCTATGGTCGGGGAGTGGCTGAATCATCTATAGACGACGCCACTTTCATTGCCGCAGCGAACAGTTGCGATGCCCCAGTCGCCTTGGGCAGCTATTCCGGTCCAAAGTACGTGTCGAACGGGGTTGTCAATGTCGATTCTTCGGCTTTCGACAACCTCAAGACAATGCTAACCAGCTGCCGCGGCATGCTGATCTACTCGGGTGGTTTGTTCAAGCTCCGCCTCGAGGAAGCGTTGAGCAGCACCTTCGATTTCACCGAAGACAACATCACGGGCGGATGGAAATTCGGAGGGCCGCAGAAGCGGGCGCTATACAACCGTGCCAAGTTGCGTTTTTACGATGAGCTGAACCGCTACCAGCCACAGATACTGCCATTCATCAACAATACCTACACCGCTCTCGATGGTGGAAACCCATCTGAGTTGGCCCTCGAGCTTCCTTTTACCAGCAAGATGGAGATCGCCAATTACATTGGCATCCAGGAAGTACGGCAAAGTCGTTTTGGCCTAACGGCTAGCTTTACAGCGCTGCCGGAAGGTTTGCGGACCGAGGTAGGTGATGTGGTGACGATCACACACTCCACGCCTGGCTGGATCAATAAGCCCTTCCGCGTGCTGCAGATGTCGCCGAAGTCGAGCGATGAGGTAGAAGTCGTCGTTCGCGAGTACGACCCCAGCGTGTATGTGTTTGACTTCGCAACGCCGTCGCGCTCAACCTTGGTCACCAATCTTCCCAATCCGACAGCTCAACCTGCGGCCCCTGGGGTTCCCGCCATCGCTGAGGTGCAGTATCAGACCACGGGTAGTGCTGGCGTTAAGGTCAAGGCTGTTGTCTCCTGGGCTTCTGCTGATGCACCGTTCATCGTGGGATATCAGCTGCAGTGGAAGCTCACATCCGACACCGATTGGCAAAGCACAGACACGCCGGCCACAAGTTATGAGCTATTCGATCTGGCTCCCAACCGCTGGGACTTCCGGATCTCTGCCATCAACGCCCTTGGCAAGAGCAGCGACTGGGCCGGCCGTACCAATGTCGAGATCCTTGGCTTGACGGCGGCGCCTGCGGACGTCGCCAATCTCACCATAGTTGCCAGCAACGGAACTGCCCTCGGTCAATGGGACTTAAGCCCGGATCTTGATGTCCGCATTGGCGGCCGCACCGTATTGCGCTGGACCCCAATGACTACCGGGGCACACTGGGAAAACGGTATCCCCGTTGGCGAATTCAATGGTGATGCGACTTCTGGCCAGCTGCCCATGCTGACTGGCACCTACATGGCAAAGTTCAAGGACAGCACCGGCAACTGGTCCACCGGAATTGCAAGTTGGGTGCTGACGGCCGGCACGTTGACGGCGCTGCCTAACAGTCAGACGCTGACAGAAAACACCACCTGGGCAGGTAGCAAGTCTGGCTTGGTGGTAGTCGGTAGCAGCCTCCAGTTAGACGGCTCTGTTCCCATCGACTCCATGGCCGCTCTTGTGGATGCCTGGGGAATGCTGGACTCCCTTGGTGGCGTCAATAGTGCCGGCACTTACGACTTTGCCGCCGTGATGGACTTCGGCACGGTAGGCACTCGGCGCTTTACGGCCAACATTCAGGCCCTGGCCTTTGATACCGGCGATTTCATCGACTTCCGCGGCCCAGTAGATGACTGGGACTCAGTAGATGGTCTTGCCATCAACGACGCCACCGTCACCCTGCTGGCAGCCCTTAGCCCTGATGGCGTTGCCTACAGTGCCTGGTTCCCCTTCATGGCTGGCGACTTTACTTGTCGCGCCGCCAAGTTCCGCCTGCTTTACGAATCCGCTCAGCCGACTCACAACGTCGGGGTGAGCCAACTCTCTGTTACTGCCAACTGGTAAGGAAACCACCATGACTACAGAAAATGAATCGCCAGATACGACAAATGAGCCTGTTCTTGTCGAAGTGGCCATGCTCGATGCCGCGGGTGTCTATCAAGGTACAAAACGTATTCCGGCTGACCAGATGACTACTGCTGACTTCCCTCTGCCAGATGGTTGCGATCTTCCTGTGGATCAGTACCGTCTTGATCGGGAAAAGGGCTGCTTTCTACCCATTCATGACCCCTTTGAAGCTAAAGCATCAGACCCGGTAGCCCTGAATGCTCAAGCCTGGCTGATGCTGGCTATCAACAGTGCTGGAATTCCGCTGCCGACTGTGACGCTGGAGTGGTTGGATTACTACGTCAATTCCATTGATTTTGTTGGAAGCAAAGGCACTGTTGCTGAATTTGACATGCTGCGTCGTTACAAAGAAAAGCGGGGTCTGTGATGCAACACTCAATGTCAATTGCCAACCAGGCCGGCGCTTCGTTCCGGGGTGATATCAATAACGCCTTTCAGTCCTTGGCTAGTAACTCTTTAGGGACAACTCCCCCTCCCGTGACATACCCGGGGCAGTGGTGGGTTGATACCGGGACGACCATCGACGCGACAGGCGGCCCGTGGGCACGCAAGCGCAATAGCAGTAACTCGGCTTGGTTGCGGATGTGCCATGCTGACGCAGACATGATCAGCGAGCTAGTTGGGCAGGTCTACACTGCCTTCACCACTGGTGGATCGTCTGGAGCCTTCACGCTGACACCGCTCCCCGCCATTTCAGCCTATTCTGCCCCGATGCGCTACCACGTTAAGTTCCATGTGGCAGGGAATGGCAGCGACACAATTAATATTTCCGGACTTGGCACGAAGAATCTGAAGCAATACGACGCTGGCGGTAATAAGGTTGCGCCAGTGATTACGGCTGGATTTTCAACTGATATTATCTTTGATGGTACGGATGTGGTAATTCTTGATCCGCTGCCATCATCATCTTCTGGATCAAGTAGCGGAGTACGCCAAACTGTTCGATCTGGCCCTGTCGATAGCTCAGGAAATTCAGCCTTCGGTGGATCTACCGGAAGCACAACCGTTACTGCAACTGGAACGCTAAAAGCTACCGCAATGGCCGGTGGTGATCAGGACTACACCGGTTCAATCACAAACCCGTCCTGGACGGGTCTGTCAACAAACGGAACGATGTATTTGTTCCTCGACATCACTAGCGGCGGTGCAGTTTCGACAGCTAGTTCTACGCAGCAATACGTAGCTCAGCCAGGAGGAACTCCAGCAACAACAAATGGTTTGCTCACTGTTAATTGGCAGGAGGGTAAGTGCTATCTCGGGAACGGAACAACGGCACCTCAAGCCTACCGAGTTGCAGTGGGTGAAGTAACTGTTTCTGGAGGCGTAGTTACTGCGATTATCTGGTATGCCCTGAACGGAAAATATGACTCAGGTCTTGTTGGAAATATCCCTGGAGCTTCTGGTTCGGTGAATATTAATCACAACCTTGGCGTTAAAACATCACAACCGCCACAGCTCTACTTTGAGTTTATGGCATCGGTGGGTGGTTACTCGGTCGGTAATAGAGTGACAAATTTATCAATTCTTAATGGTTCATACGCGGTATCAATAAACCCAACTTGGACAGATAAAACGGCTGGATTCTCTCGAGATGTTGGGAATATTCGCGTAATTCTGAAAGGTGGAGGCGGCAACTATGACCTTTCCACGACCGATGCAAAATATGGATTTATTCATACGCGTGGCTGGGGAGGGGCTTAATCATGTTGTGGAAAAATATTACTCAAGGAAATCTTTACGAAGGGCATTGCGCCTTTGGTGATAGGGAAGCTACACCTGAAGAAATTGAAGAGTGGAACTCAAGAAAACTAGATCCATCAATTCTTCGCGCTGCTGCATATCGTGAGGAGTCAGACCCACTCTTTTTCAAAGAACAGCGCGGAGAGGTAACGTCTGGGACGTGGAATGCGAAGGTTGAAGAAATAAGAAAACGCTTTCCTAAGTAATTTTTAACATTGTGCAAAGCCGCCCTGGGCAACCTCGGCGGCTTTTTTATTTGCATCGGCCCCATAGAGGGTAGAAGGGAAAGTCATGGCCGCAACACCAGCCACTGCAGCATTGAACTCGACAGCGGCCTCGATCCCGCCGCTGATGCTGTGGGGGGTATCAACGGGGATCGCGCCGGATCTGCTGGCCTGGGGATTCTTTGTCGTGCTCTTGGCCGTAGCCAACGTGGAAACATCTGCACGTGAGCGGGATGGCTGGCGCTTCTGGCTGGCGATCATCACCACCCTGGTGGTGGGCTCATGCGTCAGCGCCGCCCTGGCCGAGCTGGTGGCCAGCGTTGGGGCTGATTTCCTTGTAGCCAAAACCAACCTGGCGATCCATGCCGGATCGTTGCGGGTACCGGCGGTCATTGGTCTGGCGCTGGCAACAGTTTTCTTGCCTGAGCTGATTCGCCTGGGGCGGCGGTGGCTCAATAGTCTGTACGGCGGGAGGGCTGATTAATGACAGGCCATCTTGCATTGATCGCCACGCTGGTTCTGGCTTGGCCGATTTTCTATCGGACAGTCACCGTCCTATGGAAAGCCAGCCGGCGTGGCTATGGTGGGTCACTTCGTTACCAGGGCTTTGCCATCGGTTACGCCGCCCTTGGCGGACTCACGATATTCCAGGTAGCTGATGCCCTTGCTGGCCACCCGATTCCATTGCTTGGCCTCGGTTACATGCTGGCCAGCGACTTCCTGATTCTTTGTTACGACCGGAGACGTACCGATGACACCTGAACAACTAGCTGCAGCTGTTGGCTGCCGTGTGACCACGGCTGCCAGCTGGCTGCCCCACATTGAGGAGGCCATGGGCCGCTTCGAGATTTACACCCAGGCGCAGCAAGTCGCCTTCCTAGCCAACATCGGCCATGAGTCTGGCCACCTGGCCTACGTGCGTGAGCTGTGGGGCCCCACCGATGCCCAGCGCCGCTATGAGCGAAACTTCGACGCGGCCTGGCCGCCCACGCCTGAGGACCAGCGCAACCGGCTGGCCTTCAGCTTAGGCAACGACCATATCGGTGACGGCATCAAGTACAAGGGCAGGGGGCTGATCCAGATCACCGGCCGCACTAACTATCGCCACGTCGGCGAGGCCCTGGGGCTTCCCCTTGAGGCGCAGCCGGAATCACTCGAGCTGGCCAAGTACGCCGCACTGTCAGCAGGTTGGTTCTGGCAGGTCCATGGCATCGGTGCAGTTGCAGACGCCGGCAACTTCGACGGGGTATGCGACCTGATCAACAAGGGCCGGCTGACCAAGGCCGTGGGCGATACCAATGGCTGGGCTGAGCGCCTGGCTCTGTTTGATGCAGCGAAGGGAGTTTTGTGATGACGATCAATGTTCAGCTTGGGTTGTGGGAGATAGCACTGGTGATCCTCATTGCGATCTATCTGGTCGGGGCGGTCTACGCCGGAGCGAAGAGCAAGAGCCTCAAGGTCAGTTTGTTGTGGCCTTTGTTTCTTGTTGCGATGGCGTTCTGGAGCGGGTCATGAGATCAGGACTCCTACGTTCCCGTGTAGCTACCCTGCGCCTGAATCCCCGGGCGCCTTTCCCGTCCATGATCGCTCGCCGGCGCCGCTATCGGATGCGCGGGTTTAGGAGTGTCAAATGAGCCTGATCCCTTGGTACTACCGCTGGCTGGCCATTGGCCTGCTGTCCACCACGCTTGTCGCTTTTGGCTGGATTAAGGGGGCTGGGCACGTGCAGCAGCAGTGGGATGCCATGGTATCCGCTGACAAGATCGTCATGACCAAGGTCAAGGCTGTCCAAACCGTCAAAACACAGGAGATCAATCATGAAACTAATCGGCTTATTGCTCGCAGTGATGCTTATTGGGGGCTGCGCCAGCCAAGCTTGCCGAGTGGAGTTCCCCGATCCTCCGGCGGCGCTGATGCGGAAACCTCGGCAGATGCACTTGATCCCGCCAGACGTGTTGAAGGAAGTGAATGCAGCCCAGCCGATGGAGCAGCAGACGCAATCCTCATCCTCCAATGGCAGCGATGGGTCGTTGAAATGAAAAAAGCCACCAACGAGGGTTGGGATTAA